GCGGCATCCTTGGCGCTGGAGGTCAACACCGTCCACTCGGCCGCCACGTCGTTGACGTAGCCCTGCACGGCGCCGATCGCCGCCAGGGTCAGCACGGCCGGCGCGAGGGTCGATGCCAGGAACTGATTGACGGCAAGCTGCGCGTCCTCGATCGCGTTCAGGATCGATTGCAGCGTGTTGACCGCGGGCGGCTGCGCCGGCGTCCAGCGCAGCACGGTCAGGGTGAACTTCGCGATGCGGATTTCGTTCTGGCTGAAGCTGAACTTCGGCAGCTTGCCCGGCGCCTGAACGACCTGGATCGTGCCGAGCCACGGGTGCGTCAGAGTTTGCGGGCCGGGGGTGTAGAACACCGCGCGCATGCGCTGGGCTTGCTGGATGAAGTCGTCGCCGACCAGCACGCCCTTGATGACGATCTCGCCGTCGAGCTGCCCGAGGTCCTGGAACGCCACCGCGTCCTGGCCGGGGAACATGAAGCGCAGCGAGCGCCTGCCGCCTTCATCGTCGCCTTCATCGACGTAGAAGCCGACGCCGCCATACGATGCGTTCAGCAGCGCCTGCTGGTAGAGCGTCGTCAGGTCCGACGCGAGCGTGTTGATCGTGACGCTCATGGACGGCCTGTGATGCGGCCAGGGTCGGGCATGCTGGCGCCAGCGGGCGCCAGGTTCACCCCGTTGCCCTGCATGTGCGTGATGATCGGCGCTCCTGTTGTCGGATCGATGCCGACCAGGATCGTGCCGAGCACGCCACCTGGCGCTCCCGGCACTGAAACGCTCGGGGTGCCGAGGCCGGGACCGTGGTGTTCGACGTCCTCCTGATCGCTCCTGCCCCCCTCGGGGGCGCCAAATAACGTCCGCACCTTGTCAGGCGGCATGCCGGTGATGTCCGGGTCGCCGGGCTTCGGCATCCTCCCCTTCAGATCGTTGAACAGCCACATCACGAAGGCAGCAGTCCGGAAAAGCGGGTTGACCATCGTCGTCGAGTTGAACGTGAGCATCGCGGCATTCGCCCTGCCGAGCGCGGCGACCATATCGATACCGAGCACGTCCGCCGCCAACTTGAATTCGCTGGTCAGCAGCTTCGCTGGCGCCAGCAGCATGCGTGTCAGCCGGCCGCCGACGCTCGGCATCAGCAGGCTGATCGCGCCAAGCGCCGCACTAAGACCAAGCGCGCCACCACCAACGGCTGCCACGCCATCGCCAAGCCCCGGAACCGTGTTGTTGAGCGCGTCGAAGGCATCGTTCAGATCTTGGAGGCCGGTGACGGCGACTTTCACCCCCGGGCTAAAGCCCTGGCCGATGCGACGATTGAGCTGCGCCAGTTCCTCGTCGAGCAGCTTCATCTGCACTTCCGCGCCCTGCATGCGCGACTGGAAGTCACGATCGCCCGTGGCATCGCCCACACCGGCGAGCTGTTTTTTTATCCCCACGAAATCGTCGGAATGCTGCAGCAGCGCGAGCGCTGCAGTGCGAGATGCATCGTTGTGAAAATAGGCCCCAAGAATTTCGCGCTGGACGTCCGGTGGCAGCCCTTTCAGGTTGTGCTTAAGTCCCCCGACGATCGCAGTCAGCGGGTCAACGCCCTTCACCCGCGCGTCTTCCAGCACCTTCGGCATGTCGATGCCGTGGACGTGGTATTTGTTGAGAATATACTTCTCCACCCCCGACATCCGGGGGCTCTGGAGCGCCAGGTTTCGCTGGCCGCTTGGTCCGAAAATGTCATTAAAGAGCTGCCCAAAGTCGGCATTTCCTGTGCCTGGGTCCTGCGCGGCCTTCATCACGACTTCCGCCGCAGCGAATGCGGTGTTTGCAGCGCCGCGACCGGTCATGCCGGAACCCGCTAAGTTTGCGGTGATGCCAGGCAGGAAGCGGGCGAAGTCCTCGACCTTGAAGCGCCCCTCCTTGGCGGCGGTGGCCATCGCTGAGAGCGCACCGCCCATGTCGGCATCACTGATCTTTAACGTCTGATTGAGCGCTGCTGTCGCCTTACTCAGAACCTCTGGGTTGATGTTGTAGGCGGTCGCTATGCGCGAGTGGATTGGCAGCAAGCGTTCCACTTCCCCCGGCGCGATCCCCATGCCGGCCAGGTCGAGGTAAGCCTCGCCGATATTCGTCCCGCTTTGGCCGGTCGCTAGCGCCTCACGGTTGAACAGCGCCATCAACCGCCTGCTGTCGGCGGTCAGCGCGTCGCCGCTCAATCCCTTGGTAATGCCAGCACGTCGCGCGAGATCTTCGAAGCTGGCGTAGGAGCGCGAGCTTTCCATGATGCCGTAGCCGGCGACGAGACCGCCGACGCCGGCCATCATTTCGCTCATGCCACCAGCGCCCTCCCGCGGACCGCGCGCCGGGCGCATGCCACCCCACAGCATCGCGGCGTCGTTCCTGGTGAACGATCGCTGCCGCGCGATGTTGGAGTAGGCACCCTCGACCCGCCGCAGATCGGCATAGGCCCCCTTCGCCGCGCTCTGGACGTTGCGCAGCTCGCTGGCGAGATCACGTGTCGCGCCGACGGTGCGCTGGATGTCCTCGAAGGCTGTCTCCAGCTTGCCGAGGCCCTGTTCCTTGCCGAGCTTCTTGAGCGTGTCGAGCTGCTTTTCCAGCTTCCCCAGCCCCGCACTCAGTTTGTCCTCGAAGCTGAGAACCAACGCGGCCTTCATGCTGGCATTGGCGGCCATCGCGGTTCCTACGGCTTCGTGGCGTCGCGCCACTGCCTCAGTGCGTCGAGCCAGAACATCGCGCGGCTCGCGGTCAGGCCCTCAAGTTCGGTGGCCGAGAAGTGGAAGTGGCTGCCGATCGCGGCGAGCATCACTTTCCAGTTCGGCGGCCACTCGTGGACAAAAAAAGCACTACTCGATGCGCCCCCAGCACATCCGCGCCGTCGATCTCGTTGAGCAGCGCATCCGCCTCGGCCAGCTTCATGCCAGTCGCGCGCTGCACGCCGGCGAGCAGGGTGTCCTTCGCCACTGCGATCGCGTCGCGGTCGGCACCGGTCAACCGGCGGAACGTCAGGCTGTCGGGCACCTCGGCGCCGTCCGGCGACGGGCGCAGCGGCAACGTGATCGTGCCGTCGGCGTTTTCCGTGGCGCGGGCGGGCAGATCGACGTCGATGTCCAGCAGCGCGGCGATCACGGCGAACGCCGCGGTCTGATCGGCGGCGTCGATCCTGGCGTTCAGCAGCGCGAACTTGGCCTCCGTCATGAGGGTGCTCGCGGCGACCGCGGCCTTGGATCCACGTCGGCCGCCGAGGATCAGGAAGCGTCGTGCCTGTGCGCCGGTCAGACGATTGAACAGCAGGGTCTCGATCACATCGGATTGCACCACAGCGGCTGCGGCGGCGCGGAACGCCAGTGTGACCGGCGACGACAGCGTCAGGGTGATAGTGCCGTCGGAGTTTTCCACGGCTCCATCGGGCAGGTCGAGTGCATCGCCCTCGCGCAGCACCGGAATTTCATCGGCGCCCGGAAGGGCGCCGATGTTCAGCGAGATCGCCGGGGTGTCTTCGCTGGCCATCAGGAAGCCTGCTGCGCGCCGACGCTCTCTTGCGGCGTTCCGGCGTTCCACTTCAGCTTGACCTTGCCGCCCTCGCCGGCGGTGATCTCCACCGCGTCGATCAGGAATGCATCTGGCCACGTGAACATCTGCAACGTGTCGCACTGGATCTGCAGCTCGCCCTCACCCGTCGAGAAGACATCGGAGACATTCTGCCCGGCCTCTACCACCGACGTGGCGTTGATCTCGGACGCGAACATCTTTTGCGCACGCTTGAGCTGCGCGCCGACGATCACTGGCGTGTTGCGCAGGCCACCAAGCGTGAACGTCGCGCCTGGCTCGATGTCCACCTGCGAGCCGTTCCAGTAGATCTCGACGATGCCGAGGACCTGGGCGCTGTTGGCAGTCCCGCTCATGTCGGCCTCACGCGTTGAAGGTGATGATGTCGGCCAACGTCATCATGTTGTTGATGATGTTCACCGGCTGAGTGCCGAGCAGCCGGTTCTTGTTGTTCGGATCGATGGTGAACACCGCCTGGCGCGCCAGCAGCAGGCCGGTGGTCATGTCGGTCAGCCAGCCCTGCTGCTCGTAGATCCGGCAGCGCGCGGTCCAGCTCCCCTTGACCCGGTTCGGCGTGACCACCGTCGGATCGTATTGCGCGGCGATGCTGCCATCCGGCGCCAGCTTGTTGCGCGGATACAGCAGCCCGAAATAGGTGCGCCAGTCGTAGCGGATGCGCGTCATGACCTTGGCGGTCATAATGTCGATCCAGGCCGGGTCGGCCACGCCCTCGTTGTTGGTCAGCTTGGTGCTGACAATGCGCTCCAGCACGATCGTGCCGTCGACCAGCTCGGTGAAGGTGGACACGCCGCCTTCCAGCAGCAGCTCGCGCTCTTCGTCGTCGAACTGGTCGACCGCGCGGCTGCCGACGATGCCGGGCAGCGCCAGGCTGCGAAGCTGCCGCGCCGGATCGTCGTTGAACTTGCTCGCCGCGAGACCACCCAACGCCGCGGCGGCGGCCCACGGCACTGTCGGGGGATTGGTTTCCCCCAGCGCAGCCAGGCTCTTCTCGTTCACGTAGCTCTTGGTGGTCTGGATCGTCGAGAAGCTGCCGGTGAAAACGACATAGGCGGTGCCGTCCAGCCGCACCATCGCGCCGTAGCGCCGGTCGAGTTCGGCAGCCAGCGCCTGCAAGTTCGTCTCGTCCTGCCAGGGCATGACGATGTCGGTGTACCAGATGTTGTTGATGGCACTGATAACCGACGCGATCGACGGATTGGTAGCACCGCCCGACATCGCGACGACCGTTGCGGTCATGCCCGCGGAGAGGCTGTCGCCGGCGAGCGCGCCGACCTCCAGCTTGATGTCGTTGCCGCATAGGCCGCCATGCCGCGCGGTGAAGGTGACCACGCCGGCGGTGTTCGCCGCGGTCACCGGCAGCGCCGGCGCTTCCGGCAGGCCGTACGCGTTGACGGCTGCCACAATGTCGGCGGCGAGCGAGGTGGGCGTGTCGGTGCTGGCGTATCCGACGCCGATGTAGACGCCGGCTACCTCCAGCGGGAACGTACCGTTGGTCGTCCAGGTCCCGGCGACCGTGACGGTGCCGGTCGCCTTCGTTGCACCACCGCCGTCGGCCACCAGGATCAAGTCGGTCGGGATGTTCTGCTGTGCATCGAACATCGCCTCGACCATCTGATCGGCCATCGAGCCGATGCCGCCCAGCGCCGCGCCGTCGCTGCTGCGGATGACTTGCGTCGGCTTCAGCGTGATGCCGGAACCGCCCGACAGCTTCTGCGCGATCAGCAGCAGCCGCGTCGGCATGGGCAGCACGCCGATATTGTTGAAGTTCGGCTGCACCTCGACGAACTCGCCGGGCAGCAACTGGTAGGCGGGGATCTCGTTGAACGGAAGGATC